GTCATTAAGAAGTTGGTCGCTGGCTGAATTTTATTAACCTGATTACTTTGGTTTAAAAACTTGTTGTAAGCCGTTACGTTCACATTGAAACTCAGTTCAATGTCATTCACTTCTAGGATGATCTTTTGCTCTAACGCCATGTTTATCTCACTCTTTATTTGGATTTAAATCAGCTTGTTCTAACAGGGTGTACGTAAAGGTACTGCCCCATTGCTGACTGCTTTGATGGCAAAGGGCCATCAGCTTATTAAAATCATTCGGGTTAGCTAATACCTGGCAACCTGCAGACCACTTGTCGACTTGCTTTGACTCATGGTTTGCACTCGCTCGATGGCAATTAATACCAAAATAACCACGCTGTAAATAACTCTCACAATCGAGTTGATTATCATTGTTGTTGTCCCTGTAAACGGTGACGGGTTTATGCTGCACTAACGCAGGGTATTTTCCCTGGTGATAACCAAAGGTCCATAAACTGCGGTGCTGCATGGCGGCAAGTACTGCAGTGCCATCCACATTGCACGGGTTCTCACGGTAATAAGTACCTGCGTCCGTGGTACATTTAAAACTGACGAGCTGCCATTTACCGTCTTGCTGATACAGGACACAAAGCACGTCGTTAAAGCTGTTTGCCTTGGTGTCCGTGTGACGAACGCCAATCAAGTTAAGGTTTAACTCACCTTCAAATACTTTGTACTGCTTGGCCTGCATCGCTTTAAGCAAACTACTTACAGTGAGGTTTTTGATTGCTGCCATTACAGGTCTCTCACTTCTTCTGCAGTCAGATAAGGAATGCCGTTAATTTTGATAAAATCAGTCGACGTCACAGGTCCTTTAATCGTGGTGGTATCTTCTTCACCACCTTCCGCTTTGATATTTAAGATCTCGTCTAACTGCGGCAGTACACCAAAGGCTTCAATATTCTTAGTACCAGCGGCAACTTCCGCTAAAAACGAAATATCAAAAGGTTCGATGCCTTTCCAACTGCCCGCCGTTTTAGCCACATCCTGCAGAATAAGAAAGTTTTCATGATCTAATTTAATCGTGACTTCAGCGTCAACCGGACCGTCGATATAACCTTTGGTAATACCACGTACTTTTTTTGCTTTACGGCCATCGGTGATTTTTACGCTGGCTTCGATGACATGCACCATTTTGTCACCAATGAAAATATCAAAGTCTTTACCGCCCAATGCTTTTACTGACATGTTTTGCTCCTTATTCGGCCTTATCTAGCATGATGCCGACAAGAATTTCACTCGGAGAGTCAATTGGCTGCACTTTGAGTAACACCCGTAATTGACGTTCGTTCATGAAGGTTAAACTGATTGAGTCATCTTTCGGCTCGCGTATTTCACCAGGGAATTTGTCTGCGCCTATGTTGATACTTTTCGCCATTGCGCGCAGTGGTTTGCCTAATACTCGTTTACCAAAGCTGATCCCCGTTGGTGAATTATTTAAACGGCGATTCTTAATTTGATAGATAGCAATAATACGAACCTGACGTGCAGCTTTATCGACGATACGACCGGCTTCAATTTTCTGATAGTCACCGCCTTCGGCATCAAGCATATTGACGTCACCAAAGTAGATACCATCAAAGTCAGGATAAAACTGTACACAACTAAAACGAACGGCATCGAGCGCTGCAGTCACGGCGTTGGTAATAGGCTGGCCATTGTTATCAATCGGTGTTGGTTGTAATGACATAGCGCCAGTTTGCACCCGCATTGGACTGTCGGCGATGGTCACACTGCGTTTACATAATCGACCTGTTACTGCGCCAAGTTCATCACCATAAAGCCCTGGCACAACTGCAACACGGTCGGCAACAACACCATCGGTTAACGGCGTTAATGCGCTAAGATGTTCAGACCACGTTTGCCCAGATACAAGCCCTGGCGCTGCAACAAGAAAACGCACACGGCGAGCGTGCTTGGCAAGTATCTCTAATGCCTTATTCTGAAAGGCTTCAATCTGCGATTTACCTGTGATGGCCGTTGTTATCACGATAATTTCGGGACTGATGTTTTGGTCCATGGCGTTATCGATTAAGCCAAACACATCATCGCCCGAGTTAATCGGAATTGCCCAACCAGAGACGAGGTCATCCCCGTTACGCACCCATGCTTGCAGTTGTGTTTTCAGTGCTGAATCGTCTGCAGAAATAAGTTCATCAAATTCAGATTGCGCGTTTACCGCTACAATGCTGCCAATGTTGAGTGTGCCAACACCGATGAACAACACGGCGCGTTCGACTTCTTTTGTTGCACCGCTACCCGTATTTAACGAGGTAACGGAAACCTTGCCTTGTGCCATATATTTACCCTTTTAGCGGAGGCGAAATGCCTCGTCCAACATGTAGTTTTTTAATTGTGTTTGTTCATTACTGTTTTGGCCCATGAACGAACGGGCTGGTAATGCCATATTCCAGCGTTTTTTACGGGTTCGACTTTGTAAAATACGCAATACCAACCATCCTTGGCCCTTGGTTACATTTTCGGTTATCCATTTTAGCGATGGTGATTTCCATCCCTTACCCCGCTTCTTTCTTATTTTGTAACCACTATCGCGCAAGTCTTTGGCTAAACTTCTTGATGCTAAATCTTTGGCATTTTGTTGATTACTTGATGTTGATTCACTTGCCTGTTTTTCTAGTGTTATACCTTCCTGGTGAACTCTTGCTATCTGACCAACTCGCTGATTACCGAAGGTGACTTTCGCGTTGTTAGGTGTGGTATGCACCTGAATGCCTTTACCAAGCTTCTTTAACATGCGTTTTTTACGGCCATCGCTGCGGCCTTGCCAATTGGTACCAGACAATCCCTTTTGCCCTTTTAACCGGGCTTTGGTGTCTCGTCTTACTTTCCGGCCTGCACCGCGTAAAATACGGCGGCGCTTATTGGCATCTAAGGTTAAAAGGTCTAATTCTTTTAACGCTGCACCGGTAGTGATACCAATGTTAAGCATTTTCTAACGTGCCCCACAGTCGGTCTCTAACTGGAATGACGCTGCAATCCAAAGACTCTGCTCACCAAAATCAAAACGTTTGGTTTCGCCTTGAAACTCCAATTCAAACGGCCCGTTTATGTCTTCAACGAGCATCACATCTTCTGCAAACCTCTCGATTGTTAATTCGATTTCAGCGCTGTTGTCATCATTAATATCCAGGCTAAATTCCACATCATGGCTGTCGTCTTTTTCTGCATTTGTCATTAACCAAAAACTCACATAAGTTGCGATCAATTCAACAGGGGCATTGCATGGATTAATGCTGATCACACCACTGTAATAAAAACGCGCGGCGAGCAACCCTGTTCCGTTTATTCGTTTACTGGCGTGTTCAATACGTCCGCCTTCAATCCAACTATCAAACTCGCCAGCCCTGGCTAAATGTCGTCCCTTGTAGGTGGCCGATACCAGGTGCTGCACTAAACGCTGTAATTTACTTTGGCTCATATCAATTCAACACCTGAACGCGTTAGCTTCATCATTTGACGTAAGGCCGTGTCACTTTCTTGTAGCCAGTATTCTTGATTGTCACTGGCCATCACTTGCTGTGCGGCGCGTTGGTCACGGTGCGTTTCACCTAGACGGCTGATTAACAACTTGGCCTTAGCGCGACAATATACGGCGCGTTGATACATGAGGATTAATGCATTTATGCCATCAATCTCGTCAACGCTTACATCTTGTAATTGTTCGAGCTGTTGCCAATGGCGTAATCGATACCTTGCCAGTGCCTGGTTAACATCGAGCATGGCGAGTACTAATGTTCGTTTAACCTGCTCGCTGTTGTTGGCGTATTCCGTTGCGATAGCATAATCAGTGATAAATTCAGCAGTGCCCAGTTCTGGATAAAATCCATTGTTTACGACGTTCTCATTGCTTACTTGTGCCAGTGGCATACCTGCTAAATTCATCTTTCACTCACTTCTAATAGGTCGGCTCTAGCCACTGCGATAAGGAGCCCATTTCACTACTGTGAATAAGTCCAACGCAGCCGAGCCGGTGGCGCGAGAGTTATTACGATTCGCAGTCTTTACCAATGGTCTTGGCTATTTCTCTGACCATTTTTTTAACGCCAGCTTTGTCGTTTAATGCGGTTGCTTTGGTGCCGTAGGTATACGCATTGCCCAGGTTAAATACGCTTTGCTCTAACTTGGCAGCCATGGCATATAGCTTGCCGCCTATCAATTCACTTAACCGCCATTGGTGCGTATTCAACAAATAGATAAACTGAGTAAATAGCTGAATAACGTGGCTTCGCTCTACTGCGTCACGGCCTTGGATTAGGTACTTAGCCCCTTCGTCATAGAGTTGGTCGATTAAAAAGGTCGGCCAATCTTGGGTACTAAAGCGCCCTGGTAAACGTTGGTTTTGCGTCACTAACAAAGGCAAGAATTCAAAGGCTGTTTTCCAGTGCCCAAGGTCAACAAGCCAAATCACCACCCAAGCCAGCACCATGTTCTGATGGTCTGTTCCTTGAGCTTGATAGCGGCGTAGATAGTCTAGGTATTGATGGTTCTCAATGGCCTTGGCTTTGTATTCAAGCTTGTCTTCCATGTGAGAAAACTTTTTAAGTTGAGCAAGGTCTGAATCCATTGCCGCTTTGAAGAAATCAAACTCGTCCATGATGCCTTCGGCGCGGCTTGATTCGGTTTAGACAACCTTGCCCTGCTTGACTGTCACTGAGGCAGACTGATCTGGACCACTTGCCCAGTCCACACCGATAATAGAGGCATGGGTTTTACGTTGATTTCGTTTGACTATGCTCATTTCAAAAAACTCTCTGTTTGGTAAATAACTGGCTTACCGTGATAAGCCAGTACTTGATTCATCTACTCGTTCAAATCGATTAAGACCAAACCCAATGCGCTGGGTTATCCGCATCAAAGTCACCGGCATCAACTGCAGGATCTTTCACCTTGTCCAGCTTGACCGAGTCAGCTTCAAAGAAGGCGATCTTTTCCAAGTCATTGATGTAGTAACAATCGTTACGTGATTGATAATCTTCGACACGTTTCTTCTTGGCATTATTTTCAATCGAGGTGCGCGTTGAACCTGATTGCACGTAATGACAAAGGTTATCGAACGAGGTTATTAAGATGCCGCGTTCAGGGAAGAACGGGACTTTATACGCCTTCAAACCACCGAATGTTTCAATGATCTGCTCTAGCTCGATCTTGTCTTTTTCACTTGGGGTATGCGCTTGTTTGGCATAGAGCTTGTTCTTTTCTTTGGCTAACAGCTCATCACCAATAATGGCGACTAAACCAATGCGTTTATGGGCTGGAATGGCTTGCAGTAAATCATGCACGGCTTGATCAAGGTTTTCATAATCACCGCCTGCGCCAATACGAATTTCACCGTTTTTTTGTTCACCATCGGCAAACACATTGGCAGGATTGTCACGGCGCACCAGCTGGAACCAACCAATGTTCACATCTTCCATCATTGGGTACGTGGCGATATCCGTTACTTTGGCGGCACTGGTACCGTTCCAGCCAATCTTGATGATATCCAGTGCAATGGCTTGACGAACATGGGCGCGAAAACGGCTGTGGAAGTCTGGGAACTT